GGAACCAATGGCAGCTACTCCAGCATTACTAATTGTAATATCTCCAGATACCCCAGCCCAAGACTGTGTCGCAAAATAATTAGACATTGATGCTGAATCAGCTGATACTGTAAACGTTGTACCTTCGCCAGCACTACCTCCTACAAAAATACCAGACCCGGCGCTTACAGCTGCAGCATAGTTACCAGTTGTGTCAGTTCCTAATGCTACTGAGTTTGCTTGTATGGTTGCAACACCCTGTGCTGTGATTGCAATATCACCACTTACGGTTGTTAAAATCGAACCAGAAATTGCAGGTATTAATGTTGTTGTATTAACTGCTACATCATCGGGGTTAACTGTGATGTGCGTACCAGCTCCTACTGCTAAAGTTGGAGTTGAGCCTTCACCACTAGTACCACCCGTTAAACCGTTACCTGACGTAATACTTGCTACATAATCTCCCGTAGTATCAGTTCCTAATGCTACTGAATTAGCAGCAATAGTTGCTACACCATTTGATGCGATAGTGATATCACCACTTACGCCTGCATATGCATCTTGACGAAAATATGTCGCCATTGATCCGGAGTCAACAGAGAATGTTCTTGCAGTACTTCCATTATATGTACCAGCTGCGGTAAGTCCAGAGCCTGCTGTTAAGTTTTCAAGATTAGATCCAAGCGACACGCCGCTGATTGTAGAATTAGCCAAGCTTGAGTTTGGAATACTACTTAATGTAAATGTAATAGAATCCGCGTTTGCATCTCCTACGATTGACAAACCTGCACCTGATGATGATGCAAATGTTAATGTATCAACTGCAGTATCAGCAATCACTGATACACCATTGATTGACATCGTTACAAATGAATTTTGTGCAGTTATGGAGGTTAAATAACCTGCGTCATTTTGTAGTTGTGATATTGCACTGCCCGATACTACTACCTTTTTCCATTCTGCCATGGCTTACTATCCTATTTTCTTTTTTAATAAATATAGTTATTTATCATTTTCTATTCCAATCCAACAAAAAATGATGATGATGTAAAATATATACCTCCAACCGGTGCCGTATTAGTTAATTCGGCACTTTGTGTTGCTAATACTACGACGCCACTTTGAGATACTGTTAATATGTTATTGCTGGCAAAGTTTTTAATTATAAAAATATCATTACGATCACTCTTAATTTCTAAAGAGCCAGTTATAACAGCACTTCCGCTAAATGGAAATCCATTGCCTGAGCTTGCATTTAGTGCATATGATGCAGTTACAGCATAACTAGAAGAAATATTATATAATGATCCGGTTTGTAACTGTCCCGGTTTAAACTGCCTTCCCATTATGCCCACCTACCTTTCACTACAATTACATCTGTAGATTCTATGGTATATCCTAATATTGCAGTATCAAACACAATAGTTTGTGTAGTCATATCAGTAGGAGTCCATGTATATGTTGCTTTGTCAGCATATTGTCCGTTAATATAAATATCAAATTCGTCTTTTGTTGCTGTTTGTAATGTCACCGGATTAGTTGCGGCAACGCCTGTAATTGTGATAGTTGTAGAACTTGAATATGTTGCAATTTTTTCCGTTAAATTAATTAAGTATGCCATGGTTGCAGCATTTAATGTTGTAGAAGATCCGCCTCCCGAAACAGCAACGACGCCTCCTGACATTACGTAATTTTTAACTTGCAATATTTGTTGAGGAATAGTAGTTGTAGTAAATATCCCAAAATCAACATCAACGACAGTATCAAATACTACTTTTTTAAGAGAATACATTTTTTTGATTGTTTCCAATCTAGTTTCTTGTTCTGCTAACAATGTTGCATTAACTGTAATAGGAATAGTCGCTCGGACTAATCGATCCTCTCCAACTGTATTTACTGTTTCAAATGATACTGATCCTAATGATGCTGGAAATTTATTTCCTTCATTACCCCAAGAAAATCTGTTATATGTTAAAATTTGATCAATTAATGTTGTTAGTTGTGTTGTAAAATCACACCACACCATCATATCATATTCTACAGTTACATATTTTGGTATATCTACAACGTAAATTTTTTGAGATAATTGTGGTTCATTTTTTGGTATAGGAAATAGTTCATCTTCATAACGATTTCGTTCGTTATATTTTGATTTGTATATAATTGAATTTCCAGATGTTGGTCTATTAACATCAAGTGTTCTTTGTGCATCTCGTTCTACTACGCTATTACGTTTAAGCATAATCATAGGAGATTGTAACATGCCCTTTTCATCACGCAAATAACCTAAACGTCTTACATTGTCCCATTTTTCTCCAGCCGCATAAATTACAGGAACTAATATGGTTTGATCATTTGCAACAACTTGTGGCTGTATTTCATTTTCTACATACCATTTAATTGCATAATCAATATCATATATGGTACGTTTTGCACTTCGTATTACATCATCATCTCTACGTGTTTGTTGTGCCCGATTCAATAATAAATCTGGCGTTAATCCTTCCGTACGTATGGGGTTGGGTTTATTTGTTTTACGATCAATATTTTGTCTATTTATTCTAGGCATCAACTTCCTTATTTTTCATATGCCGGAGTTGTATTGTTTCCGCCTTTTCTTAAATTCGTAATACCTGTTGGTGTTTGACGAGTTGCATGTGCATCACATAATACTGATACACTATAACCGAATTGATTGCCATTTGGCCATGTTTCTGGATTTTTTCCCGCAAAGTATTGATTTGCATCAATATTATCTAGTTCATAATATTCATTATCCCATAATACAATATCGCCAACTTCTGGATAAAAATCTGCACGTTCTAGAATGTCTCTAGATATAGCAAATTGAGCTGTTCTTGTATATGAATGACCGTAATCATCCATTCCGGCGGTTTTTCCTTCTTTAGTAATAACACATGGAATTAAAATTGAATCATAATATGCTTTTTTTTCAGATTCTCCATACATATTAGATGCACTTTTTTCTACAATTAATTTATAGAATTCAATTTCAGTATCAATAATAGCATTAATCAATTCGGAATTAATTGCAGCTAAAAATCTTGCATCTCGAATACCACCAAATATTGCCATTTATCTCCTTTATCCAATGTATATTTTTAATGGCACTTTAGACAACATTTCATGCATCTGCGTTGCTTCTGCATTTTGACGTGTCATCATTTGTTCTTTAGTCATTTTATCTAAAAATTCTCGAAGCTGTGTTATCAATGCTTCTTTTTCAGTTTGTCCTTGAGTTACTAAATCAGAACCATTAAGTGTTACTTCGCCATTTGGAATTGGAACTGAAGAATATTTATTGCGAATGTATCCTAACATTTCTTTTGCTAGTGCAATACCATATTTAATGATCCACGCACGCCCCATATCATTAATATTCCTGTATGTTTGATATGTATATGGTATATTTGATGCGTCACTTACAACATTCTTTAAAAGTGCTGTATTGCCGAATAAAAGTGCATCGTTGGTTTTTTCTTCATCAAATATAAAATCAAACCAAATTTCTCTAAAAAATGGCGTTGCTGTTGATGATCCAGTACCAGATACTGGTATTGGCCATATTTTTATATCATCTCCATGAATTTCAAATGAATAACTAGATTTTCTAATTTGATCATTAAATTCAATTGATTGCAATCTAAATAAATCAGCATTAATTGGCATCATCATGAATGATACTGATGGCGAAAAGCCTCCGAAATCAAATGCATCAAGTAATTGTTGCGAACCCAAACCCGTACCAACGAATGGATCAAAGTATCTTACAATTGCTGGTGGAGCATTATGAAGAACCCGTTTAACTTCAATTGAAGATGTTGTTATATTAATACCTAACGATGCAGATACAGCAGCACGTAAACTATATGTTTGTTGCCCCGGCACCATTTGTATTGATGCAGAATGCCAACGCAATGTACCCCCACTATCTGCTTCAGTACCATATGCTTTTGATAGTTTTGTAACATACCCAAATGAATTGCCAACTACTGCTCCTGTAAAACTTGAACCACTTAAAAATGCAGATGATGTTTGAACACCTAAGGTATTCATTAAATTGTTAACAATATTAACTTGATTAACTTGATTTGAATATTCAATAGCTGCTGCTTCAAATGCAGTATAAAAATTTATTGCTTGCATTTCAACATCCATTATAGGATATCCTAAATGTTGTGCTGCAGCTTTTGCAAACTTATCTGCATGAGCTTGGAAAACTGAATCGGTATCAAAAAATCCAAAAGGTGTAGATCCAACCGTAAATGATGATGAACCTGGCCAAATTGGTTTGTTTTCTGAATAATCCATGATAATTCCCTTTTAAATATAAATATCAATATCTTTCATTTAGCAGTTTTAGAATTTCATCTAATGCTTCATGACGATGATTGTCAGTTAAAATAATTTCATTTACAAATTTAGATTCTTTTAATTTAGGAACTTCGTGAACTGCCGAATCATTACTAAATTTTAAATCGATTTGATATCTATCTCCTGTTAATATCATGATACTGTCTTTTCCTAGACGAGATAATACCATTTGCAGTTGTTGTTTTGTTAAATTTTGAAATTCATCTACAATACAAATTGCATGATCAAAAGTACGGCCTCTAAAATGTGCAAGTGATACTAATTCAATATTTTCTTCTTTTTCTAATTTATCTAATATTTCTGGTTTATTATAAACTTTACGCATATTGCTACGCAACGGAACTAACCACGGATCCATCTTTTCTGCCAATGATCCTGGTAAAAAACCATTATCTTCATTTGAAACAGTTGGCCGAGTTATAATAATTTTATTGATTTGTCGTTTAAAAAACATATCTAAAGCAATTTGAACTGCTAATAAAGTTTTACCAGAACCAGCTTTACCTAATATAAAATTAAAAGGAGTTTCAATAATTTTTGATTTTGCTTGTTTTTGTTCTTCTGATAATGTAATTGAAAACTTAATGTCATTCTTTGGCGGAGTTTTCTCCCGATTTTGTGTAGCCATAAAACCTTTTGATTAATTAAAACAATTTTGTAAGTGTAGATTCTTGAAGAGTCATATCCTTGAGTGTTTCTATTTTTCCTAAACAAGCTTGACGTATTGCCAAATATGTTTTTCTAGGAGGATATGATGTCATGATCTTAATAGTAACTAGTTCTTTATCCGGACCAAGGTCTTGTTCTATATGAACCATTAGAACCAATTCAATCGCACGAATACGATCTAAAACATCAACAAGACGACCATCATAACGAATGATTGCTTGCATTGAATACTTGTTGTGTGGAACTGCCATAATCTTTTAATATAAATATTCATACAGTAAGAAAGGGTGACCGGAG